CAAAATTTGCTAAACTTGGTCTATCATAAATTTTAGAGGAATCTAGAGTATATCCAGACTCAAGTCTCTTTACTATGGTAGCATCATTTGAATTTGTGTAACCAAATGATCCATAAATCGGATTCCCATCATATGCCCACCCAATAATTGGTGAGTGCTCAGATCCAGAATTTTCTGTCCCAAAGTTATCTTTTAAAGATTCTCTTAATTTATCCAAATAACCAAGAACTGTATATGTTCCGTCTTGAGTATTGATTATAGATTTTATGGTTTCATTCCCAAATCTTGAATTTGAGTTGATTGTTAAAGGTCTAATTCTTGGATTAATTTTACAACCGTTTCCAACCGTTTCAACACTAATAGTAGCAGTTTGTTCGTAACCAATACCACCTTTTATTACAAAAACACCTGTTAATTTTCCAGTGCTAGTATCAATAATTGGTTTTAATTTTGCGCCAGCACCAGATTTTGTATTGATTGAAAGATCTGGTAATGAGTAGTATTCACTTCCACCATTAAGTACAGTAACACTATCAATTACACCATTTATAATTACTGGAGATACTAAAGCACCTTTTCCATTTTTTATAAGAGTTTGGGGTGGATTTTCGTAATTTAATACTTCAGAACCATATCTACTGCCAGATTCATTAATGCCAATATCAATAATTCCTCCTCTAACCACAGGAGTAGCAGTGATTGTTTGTCCAGCATTTACATATGATGCTTTAATATCTACGGTGATAGGAGAATAATTAAACGTATGATCTACATTTCCGCCGATACTTCCAAAATTTATATATTTCTTTTTAGAATAATCAGTTTCATTATTTGCCAATCTAAAAGAATCATCATCCAATTTAATTAAATAATAATTTTGCGAATTACTTAATCCAGAAATTGGACTAGTGCTAGTATATTTTACAATAGAACCATCATCAAATCCATGGTTTTTGAAATTAATTAAGGAGCGAGTTGTTGATATAGAAGTACTTCTATTTTCTGCAGTAATGGTAAGACTTCTATATTCGTATCCACTACCAGAATCAATTACACGAATGTCTGCTAATACTTTATCATAATCAAAGGTTCTTATTTTATGAATACCGGCAGCATTTGTGGTAGTGAATCCTACAGTATTAATTCCTGCGACATAATCATTTAGTGATTCATATAATCCTATACTTTTGGAAGTTATATATTTTACATAATAAGATCCACCATTTAACAGAAATCTATTTTGATCTAAATTAGATCCACCAAATGTTCCTATTCCTAATGGATCATTGTTATTTTTATTATAAACTACTTTTTGCCCATCACTAAAATAATGATTGTCTACAAATGAAATAGAATCTGTGATTGAATTGACACTAGAAGTTGCATCAAATTCAATTTCTCTATGTTTGTTTTCAATAACTGGTTCCAAAACACATCCAGTACCATTTCCGCCAGATATTGTGACTGATGATACTTTCCTAACTGGCACATTTTTTACATCAAGTAGAACTGATTCTACAGATCCAGAAATAATTGGAGTAACTAAACACGTAGTTCCGCCAATTCCTGTTGGATTGTCTATTTGAATTTGTGGCGGATTTACTACATCATAATTTTGCCCCTGATCTAAAACATCTACATCTTGTATAGGACCATAAAAAACTCTATCAGCATCTTTATAGGTAGAAACTTCAACTCCATTAATCAAGGTAGCAACAGTTGTGTTTGGAGTTGTTTTTATCTTATCTCTTGTATTTTTACTAGTTTCTAATGGGAATTTTCTTAATGAAAGACTTGGTACTATTTCTTTTGAGAAAAGTCTAGATAATGTAAATTTGTGATTGGATGCAGTCGATGAGTCTGTAGATAGTGTTAAGAACGTATCCGTAACCACCGCAGATAATGATGTATATAATTTTATAGTATTTTGATTTTGAACCTTGACAAAATATTCTTTATTGTTTTCCAATCCACTAATTGAATTTCCATCCGCAGAATGGGTATAAGTTACTTTATCTCCCAACAAAAACTTTAATGATGTTTCCGAAGAAAAAGTAATGATATTATTACTTACTTCATCTAAACTCTGAATTTCTACGGATATATCTTCCGCATTTATTTGATAATCTGGTATTGAATTTGTTGCAACGTATATATTTTTACTATCTTCATCATAGGTATTCTGAATATTTGCCATAATATCAGAATACTTCAATGGTATTGAAGTTGATGAAATTTTTGCTTTTTTGATAACTCTTCTAATGTCCAAGTTCAAACCTGCTGACAGATTGATGTTAGGATCATTAAGAACTAAATCTGAAATCGTTAGATTTCCTTTTGTGAAATCCGATTGATTTATAGAAACGTTAAGAACAGTTGCTTCACCAATTGGTTGAATAGAACCTCTATAAAAAATCTGAATATCGTCTCCTACTTTCAAACTATTTTTGTTTGGATACTCCCGCAAAACATGTGAAGTATTACTAGAAGAGCTTTCAATTTGAAACCTAGATGCGGTATTGTATATCCAACTATTAAAAACAAATTGCTTATATGTATTGTCTATCCCAACATCATCAACATATTCACCCAAATTATTAATACTTATGGGGTCATTTTTTTCTACTAAAGTATAATTACTATCAAAATTAAATTCTGATAAAATATTTTTAACTTCAAATGTAACTAATTTTGTAACATCACCATCTTCATATGAATATACATAATCGCTAGATTTTACCTCATCTGAATCAGAAATGTTTTCTAAAATTCCAGTACATCCAAATAATTGATTCACCGATTTTTTGGCATATGATATGGAATTGTTTCCAGATATAACATTACCAGAAGATGGAAGTCCAACAGTAGAGTCTACTGTTATTGTATTTGATCCTGCAGGAACATCTCCAATAACTTTACTTACTGGAGTTTCTTTAAAGGATCCTATTAAAAGATCTCTATCATCATATCCTTCAAATATGGAAATTCTGTATATGTCATCTCCACCTGTCGATGGATAGTAATCAATTTCAGATATTGGTGCAGATGCTGTTCCATCTGAACTTATTAAAGTTTGTCCAATTATTTTTATTGGATTTTCGCCACTACGTAATCTAGCAAAAAGAACTTTTCTTCTAATATATTCTGCAGAAGATGACTTGATTAAAAAGTCCTCAGTATCTATTATTTCTGCATCAACATTATAAAGAACTTTGAATAATATTTTAAATGAATCAACTGTTCCCTTTGATTGGAATAATGATTTTGATTCTTTGATAAAGGTTCCTAAATTAAGTCCCGAAGCAAAATCAACTTCTTCTAGACCAGGCAAAAATTGATATTTTAATTTCTTAAAAAATTCCTTTAAAAATAAATTACTTAAATTTAATACCTTATCATTTGTTGAATGTATTCCTACAGAAGACGATTTGAATACTAAGTTTTTTTGTCCTCTATCTTCGCTGTCAAAAGATTCAACTCCACTAAATCCACGTATTGCGCCAGTGAAAGAAGTTGAAGTTTTTCCAGTATATGTAATTATTTCATCATTTATTTTCAACAATCCATATTCATCAGGAAATCCAACTGTAGAATCTACATAAATTTCATCATCACTATAAAATACATCTTGTGTAAGGACATATTCTCTTGATACTGTATCATGATTAAGATTGTCTAATTTGAGATATTGGTCAAAATTGCTACCAATATCTAAAGAAGATCCTCTATATTCTTGGGAAATATAATATTGTTTTAAAAATTCCACAAAATTTTCTTCGCTTGAAGAAACAAACTCTGGAATTTGATTTTTTATAATTTGACTTACTTTTACTCTTGCGTCAAATTTAGTATCTGCCATACTACCTCGTTAACTTTCCGTTTGGATAACTTGATGTTGTAATATATCTTGTTCCAGATATACTTTCCCCAGAAGATATTGTATCTCTTCTCATATTTATCGTAGATGTACTAGCGCCAACATCAAATACTAGGAATAAATCCTTTAGTCCAATTACATCATTAGAGTCTGGAAATGCTTGTATTTCAATAATACCATCTGCCAATAAAGTATCTGTTATCTTTAATGTATTAATTAAAACTTCACCCTCAGTATAATCAACAATTCCAACAGATTGAATTACAATTTCTGGATTTCCGCTATCGGTTTCTTTGACTACAGATAAGATTCCTTTTCCGCTACCATCCAAATTTCCATCAACAGTTTTATTTGGTGTATCTGTAAAATAAACTACACTTAACTCACCATCAACTTTAAATCCACTGCTTTTTATATTGTATCCATATTCGTTTATGTAGAACCTATTACCAAAACAAATTTCATATTGTGCAAAATTGTTTATGGAAGCTTTCATATCTCTTCTCATTCTCACCTTTGTGATATTTGAAGTGATTGCCGAATTTGTATTATCAATAACTTGTTGAACTTTACTATATTTGAATCTGCCACCAAATTTACCCAAATCTGCAGATTTGGCATATTTTTCTAATGATGAAATAACAGAAGTCTTAAGTGTATTTGGAGTTGATACCTGGGAAGAATTGTAATATATTGAAGATTCTATTTCAACGTATAATATCTTAAGATCAACTATTTTTTGATTTATACCTGTAACAGCATATTCTTTCAGTTTATTTAAAACTTGAACTTTCGTAAAATCTGAAAGAAAGGTTCCATTTTTTGGTTTGATGGAAACAATAACCGTCCCAAATTCAGGTGGATCCATTTCTTCACCACCAATCACAGAAACTGCTTCTGCATTAGGATATATTTGCCTCACAATATATTCATAGTCTCTTGTCGTAACTGCTCTGTTTTGGGCGCTGTATGCCCTTGGAGCATAGTACTTGATGGAATCTATGGTTTCTATCCCTTTACCCTCTCTAGAACTTAATAGAGTGAATACAGAGATTGTTTCATCAAGTTCAGGTTGGACCAATAATCCTTCTTGATTTGCATATTCAAGAATTCCATTAAATGAGAAATTGGTAGCACCATTTCCGTCTTCACCACCTGTAACAATATAACTTACGGTAACTACAGATCCATTTGAAAGTTTCTTACCAAAAATACCGTCGCCAAAGATTATTTCATATTTTTCATCTTTAATTTCTTGAATCAAGAATATCTCAGATGTTCCATCAATATCAATAATATTATCAACTACTTTATACTCTCGACCAAGTCCAGATTCATTCTCACCTTTAACATAAACTCTAATGGATGAAGTGTCTATATTTGGATTATCTAAAATAAATTTTTGATCTAATGAAGTATCAACTGAAAATGCATTTCTAATTAACAGTCCTTCATATATTTCAATATTCTTGAAACTAGCAATTTTTTGATCGCCAGAGTCTGATGTTTTTACTGTAATATCTTCTGGTATTGAGTATACATATGAACTATTGCTTATTTTACCAACACAAACTAGACCAGATTTTAAAGTTAGAGTTTGTGCAGATGTTCCACTAAAAGTTGCATCAAATGATACTACTGCTCTTGCAGCTTTTCTTGATTTAGGCACATATCCAATATTTCTTGCCAATCCAACAACATTCTCTCTTAATGTTGCAGAATCTATGAATGCCTCATTGGCAACCATATTAGTGTTAAAGGCATTAATATAAGTGTTATAAGCAAGTATATCGATCAAGATTGAAAGATTTGATCCTTCAAAATCAAAATCAGTAAATGTTGAATTTGCCCTTAGATAATCTTTGATCGATACTTTTATCTGATCAAAATCTAAATTGTTAAACTTTGTGAAAGGCATTTTATCTCGTTGCCTCTAGTATGAAATTGATGGATTGTGTTGGAAATTCTTTTCCTCTAATATCAAAATGAATAGAGATTTCAATAGCATGAAGGTCTGGTAGAAAGTCAACTTCAACTAATAGGTTTTCAACTCTCTCTTCATATGCATTAATTACATCTGTAATTTGAGATTTTAATGTTGTTTCAACTCCAAGAGATGGATTTTCAAACAAAAGATCTCTCACATCAGTTCCAAAATTGGAATTAAAAAATTTTTCCTGTGTGGTTGTTTCAATTAAATTTCTGACAGAACGAATAATTGCATTTTCATTTTTAATGATCGGCAAGTCCTTTGTTATGGGGTGTGGAACAAAGGACAGACTAATATCTTTAAATGATCGTGATATCCTTTGGACTGCCATTTTATAATTTTTGAATTATTTATACCTTATTCGTTAAGATTTTTTTGTCCTGCGTTGAGATCATCGTGCATAATCTCTTGAAGCACTCTTTCTTCGGGATCTTCTGTTTTTCTTGGGAGTGACCAGTAATCTGTTGTTAAACTTGAGGTTCCCCACATAGACTTCATATAGTTTTTGTCTCTATCCACGGGTGAATTTCCCATTTTTCTCCTGTTTTTGTGTAAAAACAGAACTTTTTGAG